AGTATACGTGCCGGTGATGGAAAGAAATTTCGATTGGGTGTAAACAGGATTACCGAAGGAAAAAAGAATGATATTAAATGAAGGCGGCAATGTTTTTGATGGAACAACTGATTTTGATCACAACGCTATAGAACAACTATTAGATGATGTAAACAATAAAGTTCTCAAAGGAACAGGTATTGAATGTATTCCAGTTGGTAGTGCCGCCACTCCTACACCCGGAAAACGTTCGGGTGACTTAGATGTTATTGTGGATGAAAATGCTGTAATAAGTTATTTTAATAGTAAAAATGTCAAAGAAGCAAAACAAGCACTCAGTGACTACATTGCAAAAGCAGGTTATAACACAAAAGTTATTGGTACCAATGTACATGTACAGATGCCACTCGGTACAGAAAGTCATCAGTTGGACATCATGGTAGTTTCAGATGCAGCCCAAACAGCCAAATTCCATACACATGATATCCCAGCTAACAGTCCTTACAAAGGTATTCACAAACAACTTGCAATTAGTAAGATTGCTAAATCCAAAGGATTGTTGTGGAGTGCATGGAAAGGCTTGTTTAGACGCAACGAGCAAGGCAAAGCCGGTGAATTTATTACAAACAATCTTGATGAAATAGCAAAAATACTATTAGGTGACAATCGTAGTGCAGCAGACTTGGGCAGTTTAGAAAGCATACTTGCTACAATGCCTAATAATCAAGCAGATGCATTGTTAGCAGAACTACAGCAGGATCGCAATTGGGGTCCTAAAACAGAATCATTAGCAGACGCAAATCACAACCGTGTGGTGATGTTAACACAGGCTATACTAGTAAAATGAACTTTATTAAAGATTTAAAAGAAGCAAGAATGCTAAGAGACAAAAACGATCAGCTTGCTCTTACTTACAGCGATGCAAAAGAAAAAATGTACTTGCTTATTTTGATTCTTGAAACTATGCGTAACTTTAAAAATTTTAAAAGTGTTGCGGCTGCATATTCTCGTAAAACAATACGCTATGATAATTACAAAAACTTTCGACCAGAAAGTACTGATCTTTATAATTTGATATATTTTGTTGTAGGAGACGACGAAGCACTAGATAAATTAAAAAATCCTGGTGAAGCAAAAAAACAACGTAAGACTACCAGTGTTCCGCAGATGGCGCTTACAAGATATATTCGGTCTATTTCAAATCTATCAGATACTAATAAAAACGATATTGGCTTGATAAATCAATTAGAAAGTACTTTAAAAATTCAAAACAGTGATTACAAAATGCTTAGACGTAATGTAATGAATTTAAATAGGCTCGACAAATCCGAAGTTAAAAAAACTATTACACGTTTAACCTTTGCTGCAAGATCAAAACTTGCTGATAGTGATATTATGTCTGACTTTAGTAAAATGGTTGCTTTTAATAATTTAGAAGATACTCGTTATCAAAGTCCAGAAGTAACAGTTCCGTCAATAACTGACGTTAAAATAGAAGATGTAAAGAATTATAGATTTTTGGTTAATGTTAATCAAGTGCCATTTGTAGCTAAATTTATTGGATTGGCTAACAGCGGTAAAAGTGTTATGGGAACATATGTTAGTGCATACCTACCTGTAATACAGATGATAGATGATATAGTAAAGGCTGGCCCGGTATATATCGAACAATTAAAAGTATTACATCAACGAGCCAAAAAGCGCCGTTAAACACTATTTTTTATCTCAAAGACTAAATACAATATAAGAAACTCCATAGAGCAATGGAGAGTCATTTAGAGAAATAGGAGAATAAAATGGCAGGAGCAACAAAAGTAAACGGTACAACCGTAGTAGCAGGTAACGGTCTAGGACCAACAACATACGTGTGTTCAGTAGCAACAGGCACAGTGACAGTTGACGCAGCATGTACTGAAATCCAAAACGAAGGTGGAATCATTGTAGGTATCGAAGGTACAGCAGATGGTTCAATCATCCTAGTACAAGGTGGCGGCACACCAGCAGTAACAGGTGTAACTGTAGAAGCAACTATTACACAAAATCCATAAGATTCCTTACCTTAGGAACCGTGATGTTATAACAGGCGTCACACTAAAGAGTCACTTTTTAAGTGGCTCTTTTTTTATGACTTAAATACCGTATGAGACATTTACCTGATTATGGTATCACATTTATACACAACCCTAAAACAGCAGGTACAAGTATAGCTACATGGTTAGATCACAATTTTAAAACTGTGAAAGGCCGCAGACATGGCAACCACAACGAAGTTTGGGAATTTTTTCCTAACACCAAGTGGTGCTTTGGAGTAGTACGCAATCCTTGGGCTAGGCTTGCTAGTTGGTATCATATGTTAAGAGAGCCGTGTACGTTTGAAGACTTTTTATACACACGACTGTATACTAATCAAAGTAGTTTGAGTTTGAGCTTTCAACCTAGAATAAATTGGGCAGGAGTTTGGTACAACATAACCACTCCTCAATATGATTGGTTTGGCGAAAGTACCAACTATATTTTTAAGTATGAAGAGTTTAACGAACAGTTTCAATATTTACAAACAATACTTGGGTGCGAGGCACCATTGCCTCATACAAATAAAAGTGTTGACTTTGATTACAGGACAATGTATAATGATGACACTGCTGAATTGGTAAGAGACATATTTTTAAAAGATGTAATTGAGTACAATTATGAATTCTAGAATAACATTGTATACATTAATTGATATAACCTGCACAAATACAAGACGTACCCAAGATATGTTTAAGTATCAACAGCAACAAAATTATCAAACAGTTGTTCAAACTTTAAGTTTACGATCAAATCCTCTAAATGTTGAAACTCCTAAAATAATTCAAGGAGAGGATTTAAATTTTGGAGATAACAATGGCTGGAAACATGTTTGGAAATTTACATTTGAAGTAGGATATGCAAGTGCTATTACTATAGAACATTTAGTTGATGATTTTCATTTAGTTCCTGTTATTACAAATTTGAATGAAAGCATTAAAGTAAATCCTGCTATTTTTGACACTAAAACTGTCAAAAAGAACATTATATTTAAAATAGATAAATAATATTAGTGGTTATCACTTAGGCATTTATTTAGGTACAACGAAAAGGCTATTTCTTGTCGTAAACAATTGGAGAAATAAATGTCGACTACCCAACTCGAAAGAGAATCACTAGAAGCACATGTCGATTTGTGTGCTATTCGTTATGAAGCACTTGACGGTCGATTAACCAATGTAGAAAAGAAACTAGACGGTATCGCAGAACAAATGGCAGCAGGACAGAATAGTTTAGCTAAAGTTATTATAGGTGCTACTGGTACAATAGTAGCAGGTCTGTTATCAACTGTTGTTGTTATTTTAATGCAGATGGGATAAAAATGTTACTAAGAGATTTATTTGAAAAACAAGTTTGGGCCAAGAGAGGCAACAAGGTTGTTAGAAAATATCGATGTACTGCCGGACCACGTAAAGGTAGAGTAGTAACTAATTTAGGTCAGTGTTTTGCTGCACCTGACGTACAAAAAAGAAATAGATTAAAGTTGACAAAAGCACGTTTGGGTGCTAAAATGACACGTAAAGCTAAAAGAACAAAAAGAACAAGTGGCGCCAGTATAGCAGTAAAAAGGTTAAACAAATGAGAATCAATGAAGTAACAACAACCGGAATGGAAGATCCTGTTAAAGCTATTGACGATGCTATCAAAGACAAGACAGATCAGTTACAATCTCTACAAAAAGAACTTGCTGATCTTAGAAGACAAAAGCCACAAGCACAAGCACAAAAAGCCGCTGCAAGAACGCAGCAGGCAGCACAAAGACAGCAACAAATACAAGCACCGACACAAGGGCAAAACACACAAGTCAATCCAGGGCAACAAGGATCGACTAATACTATGAATACAACTAACGTATCGATTTAACAATGAAATGTAATCAAATCATATCAAGTATTCCAATACAACTTAGCAATGAAGAAAAGCAAGTGATGGAACGTATTGGTAATGCTGAATTTGCGTTTTCGTTATCTGAAAGAGAAAAACAAGTTACAAACAATTTAATAAGAAAAAGTTTGTTAAAGAAAGTTAAACATAAAGATAGTATAATGGTGGTGCCCAGTGAATTCGATTTCAAATGATCTAAAAGAATTAATCCAACACGGTCTTTTAAAAACGCCCTTGCCGATTAAAAAAGGCAACAGTATTATTATTGGCCATATAGTTATACGATATAATAAAAAAACTGGTTATCATATTTTTGATACAAAAAATAGTGAAAAAATTTGTACAACTTCAAGTAAACATGCTGCTATTGGAGTAGCTAAACAAGTATCGCAAGGCAGATCAATAAATGACATATTAGCTTGGGATGCAAAATTAGAAAAATATATGAATGACTTAGCATTTTATAATCATACTATACAGTATAGTAAAAATGCAGTAAAGGTTGATATCTCTGAAATGCGAGCTAGTTCTACTGAAGCAGAAGTACAAGATGTTAAAAATAAATTAGAAAAAGTTATTTTTGGAAATTGATAAATAACTATAACACAACCCATGACAGGACAACGACATGAACATAGCAGAATTTACAAAACCAGTTACCGCTAAGACTTTGAACGAAAGTCTTGCTAAAAGATTTGGCAAGCGTATTAACTTGGAATCTTTTACTCTTGAGCAACTACAAGATGCTCGTAACAAACTACGTACTAAAATGAGTCAAGTTGAAATGACTGAAAATTTTAATACAGTTGTTGAAAGTGATGCTTATAGTAAAAGTAAAGCTATGTTAGATGTACTAAATGCTGAAATTTCAGAGCGTGGCGACATTGATGACGAGTCAATTGAAGAAGCTGGAAAGCCAGACTACATTGATCTTGACGGCGATGGCGATACAGAAGAGCCAATGAAAAAAGCTGCAAAAGATAAAAAGAAGAAAAAGATCAAAGAAGGTGCTGAAGATCAAGCTGAGATTGTTATGGCAGCTAAAGATATGGTCGATCGTGTTACTAACTGGATGGAAGATACAGCTGAAATGCAAACAGAGTCAATGCTAGAACTAGCTGATGCTATCCGTGACGAAATGGGTTCAGAAAAATCAGAAGCATTTGTAGCAGGTGTCAAGCCTAGCTTGGAAGCTATGTATGCTGCAATGGAATCAACTCGCGGCGCACTAAGTGGCGGTGTTGGGCTACTAACCGGAGAAGGTGATATGCCAGCGCCGATGGGCGCACCAGACGACTTAGGCGGCGAAATGGAACCAACAGTTGACATGGAAGCAGATCCAGCAATGGATATGCCAATGGATGCTGTTGCACCAGCAGCAGGCGGCGAAGAAGCAGCTGGACGTGAACAACGCGAAAGTGTTGATCCACGCCGTTTAGCAAAAACACTTTCAAAAAAAAAGTAAATGAAGCTCTAAACACAGACAAACTTTATCAGGTACTACGCCTGATGAAAAACAAAGGTGTTGGAAGTGTTTCTTTTGGCAAACTAGATAAAGTTATGTCAAACGCAGAGTCGTCTCAATTTACGTTTGATACATTTAAAGCAGCATACGACCAAGACCCCCGAATAAAAACTATTGTAAAAAACTTTGATCAGGATAAGATCGATATTAAAAACAATGAAGTTGATGACTTATCTTCGCAACAATCGGATTCAGCAGATGCAGTTGGAGACATGGCTAAAAATGCTGTAGACCTATCGGGTTTATAATGTTTAAAATATCTCAAGGCAACGCAGATTTACAAAACCATTATATGAAATTAGAAATAGACAGAATACATAATGCTGTTCTAGATACACTTAATTTTGTAAGTCTTTCTAAAATTTGTTATCTTTATAGTTTACGAAAAAATTTTTGTAATCCTATTACAGTAGCACTTATTGGAAGAAATTTAAATATTCATCCTGGTAAAAAACGTGCGTTGATTGCATATTTAACTGGTGAGCGATATATTCCTAGTATTTTTGTAATAGCAACAGCAAATGAATATTTAAATCAAATTCCTTTTATACAAGATGCTCAGCCATTTGACAATCCGATACTGACCAATCTATATGACAGCAACATATGGACTATCAATGTTGAAGGACAAAAACAATACGCCGGAGAGGAAAACGAAAATAGATACAATTGTCAAGCACAAGGATACTTTCAGGAAAATATTATTGATGTTTATGGCAACATTGTAATTAAAAGTAAATGCGGTTATAGTTTTCGTACAGAATATAATACAACTCAAAAAACTGTTATTAAAGTACAAAACAAAAAACAAGCATTTAAAGAATTATTTAAAATCATTGACAAATAATAATTTATGTAGTAGTATTAAATTATAGGAGAAATTATGACTAGATCAAACGAAGAAATCATTAGTGAAATTAAAGAATTAATTGAAACAAATGTTAAACCTGCGGTTGCAGGTCATGGCGGAAATATTGAATTTGTAAGTTACAACAGCGGGCATTTACTATTAGAACTACAAGGTGCATGCTCGGGATGTGCAGGAAGTACTATGACACTTAAAATGGGTGTAGAAAATATGATCAAACATTTTGTACCAGAAGTAGAAAGTGTTGAAGCAGAGCATGGATTTAGTAATGTTGATCCTTTTTACAGTCCTAGTATGATGCAGCCTTGGCAGACAATCGACTTTGACGAAATAACAGAAGATACATTTGATGACATTGATAGTTGAAAAATACAAATATGAAAAATTAAAAAGAGTTGAAGTTGGAGGCAAGCGTAGGTACGCTGCACCCGGAGGTCCACCTGTAGCAAGTGTGACAACAATCCTTAGTGGAACCAAAGATATGAGTCATCTCATTGCTTGGAAGAAACGTGTAGGTGAAAAGAAAGCACAAGAAATTGTTACTGAAGCCAGTGGCGTAGGCACACGTATGCACAAGTACCTTGAAGATTACGTTGACAACGGCGTGTGGACAGAGAGCGCAGGCAGCAATCCTTATGCACAGCAAGCATACAAAATGGCATGCGTGATACGTGATCAAGCAATGGTAGACGTAGACGAAATTTGGGGCAGCGAAGTTCCCCTTTATGTTCCTGGTATCTATGCTGGTACTACTGACTTAGTAGGACAATACAAGGGAAATCCATGCATAATGGACTTCAAGCAAACCAACAAGCCTAAGAAGCCTGAGTGGGTAGAAGACTATTATCTACAGCTAACAGCATACGCTATTGGACACAATGAAGTACACGGCACAGACATACGTGAAGGACATATCTTTATGTGTTCACGTGGATTAGAGTATCAGCAGTTTGATCTATGGCCTGATGAGTTTGCAGAATGGGAACAAGAATGGTGGAATAGGTGTCGTCAGTATTACGAAAAGAATGGCTAAATACTAATAATAATGTATTAGGAGTAAAGCATGGCTGTCGTACAGATTTCACGCATACAACATCGTAGAGGACGTAAACTTGAAGGCACAGGTCTACCACAACTAGCTAGTGGAGAAATTGGCTGGGCAATCGATACCCAAGAGTTGTACATTGGTAATGGCGCAGTAAGCGAAGGTGCGCCTGCTGTTGGTAACACTAAAATTTTAACAGACAAAGACGATTTACTATTATTAGCTGCTCAATATGCCTACCTGCGTGAAGATATCCAAACTAGTGCGAATATTGCTGCGCCAATTGAGCGTACAATTGAAGATAGATTAAATGAACGAGTTAGTATTTTTTCTTTCTTACCGGATTCAAAAAGACCTGATATTACTGGAAGTGCATCAGACGTAACTGAAGAAGTACAACGTGCATTAGACGAATTGTATTTAAAAAACACACGTAAAGGAAACTTAGAAAGTAGAGTCGCACTTTATTTTCCAGCAGGCGAATATCTTGTAAGTTCTAGTTTGAAAGTTCCACCGTTTGCTACACTCATAGGCGCTGGTAAAGGTAAAACTAAAATTACCGGAATTGATTCCGGCATCTTTACAACTGTTAATGAAGACAGCGAACCGGGATCTTATCAGGGCAATGTAACTGCAACAAACGAAAATCAACCAAGATATATCTATATGTCAGGTATGACATTATATACTGAAACAAACGGTGGTGCATTACTTTTACAAAGTTGTAAAAATAGTGTATTTGAAAACTTAGAGTTTGAAGGAAACTGGACATCTTCATTTAGTTCTAGTACTGATTATCCTGCAATTAAAATGACATCAGCAAGTTCTCTTGTTACTTGTGATCAAAACGAATTTAGAAATATTGATATTAAAAACTTTGTATCTGGATTTTATAGCGATTTCGATATCAAATACAATATCTTTGATAACTGCTCAGTAATTAATGCTCATAGAGGCTTATCATTTGGTGTTAACAGTATTATTGGTAGCGTAGGACAAGCTACAGGTCCGTTGCACAATACAATTAAAAATTGTCGATTTGATAACATTATGAAAGAAGGCATTTCTATACCAAACGGTGTTTATAACTTGAGTGAAGCAAATAGATTTACAGGCGTTGGTAACAATGGCGGTAATGCTGCTTCAGCAACTGATCCAGTTATACAATTTACAAGTTTAACAAACATTAGTAGAAATGACTATTTTGAAAGACTTGAACAACTCACAATTGATCCTACATACCTTTCTGGTAACCATATTCCAACAGTTGCAGGAGATAGAAACTTTGAATATGCTTATCCATTAAGCACTTCGATTGGCGTAAAACAAGAAGAAGAGGCATTTATATCTTTACCAGCAGACGCTGAAAGAGGCGTATACAAAATTGATTACTGGTATTCAGCATCTACTGGCGGCGGTGATGTAATACGTACTGGAGAAATGAGAATTGTTTATAATGTTGGTCAAGGACAATGTTTATTTAATCACGATTTTATTATCAACGGAGAAGATCCGTTAGACGGCGATGCAATAGTATTTGATGCAGGTTTTACAGATGCTATTAATCCGTCATCTTCAGATATCACGGTTACTATTAGAAACCTATATCCAGTAATAAACTCAGATAGATTTACTTTTATGATAACACATAATCGATAATGGTTGATAAAAATTATTACCAACGTTTAAAAATTTGGCAACAGCTTAGAAAAACTTTGGAAACTTGCATTGATCCAATCCAAGATGCAATTGATTTTTTTGACCGTCTTCCTATTTCATCTATAGCAGTTGATCTTGATAGACAGTCAACATGGCCTTCGCCGTGGCTTTTGATTGAAGAAAATGTTTATTGCAGATTTTTAAAAACCTTAGGAATTTGTTATAGTTTACAGTTAACTGAACGTTTTTCGTCGAGTAATTTTGAGATACATATTGGTGTAGATAAAGAAATAAATGATTTAGTTTACAAAATAATCATTGACACACAATCTATATCGTCATATAATGACAGTTGGGTATTGAACAATAAAGACAACATGATCGTACAATCTATTATTAAGATGCCAAAAATAAACTAACTAAATAGTAGACCATAATTAAAAATAGGAGAGAACATGTCTAACGGAACGATGATCGTCAAGCGCGACGGTACTAAAGAACCTCTTAACATAGACAAGATACATTTTGTTGTTGAGGAAGCCTGTAAAAATTTAGCAGGTGTAAGTAGTAGTCAAATTGAAATGAATGCTAACTTACAGTTTTACGATAATATGAGTACTGCTGAAATACAAGAAATTTTAGTTCGAAGCGCAAATGATTTAATCTCGTTGGATGCACCAAATTATCAATTTGCAGCAGCTCGATTGCTGAGTTATGGGTTAAACAAACAAGTATTTGATCGTTATGAACCAATTACACTTAGTGAAATGATTGAGGCAAATATACAACGCGGACTATACGATCCTGAAATTTTAGAATGGTATACACAAGAAGAAATTGAACGTTTAGATAGTTATATTCATCACAAGCGTGACGAAAACTTTACCTATGCAGGTCTGCGTCAAGTTGTAGACAAGTATCTTGTTCAGGATCGTTCGTCAGGACAGATTTTCGAGACTCCTCAGTTCATGTATATGATGATCGCTGCAACTTTATTTGCTCAGTATCCTAAAGAAACACGTATGCATTATGTAAGGAGATATTATGACTCGACCTCACTTTTTAAAATCAATATCCCAACGCCAGTTATGGCCGGCGTCCGCACTCCAGTTCGCCAGTTTGCCTCTTGTGTGCTCGTTGACAGTGACGACACACTTGATTCGATCTTTGCGTCAGACATGTCCATTGGTAGATACACAGCTCAAAGAGCTGGTATCGGTATTAACGCAGGACGTATCCGAGGAGTCAACTCACGTATCAGAGGAGGAGAAGTAGCACATACAGGAATCATTCCGTTCCTTAAAAAGTTTGAAAGTACAGTACGTTGTTGTACACAGAATGGTGTACGTGGCGGTAGTGCTACTGTACACTTCCCGTTTTGGCATCAAGAAATTGAAGACATCCTTGTATTAAAGAACAATAAAGGTACAGAAGATAACCGTGTACGCAAGTTAGACTATTCAATTCAGTTAAACAAGTTGATGTATGAACGCTTGCTTTCAGACGGCGAAATCACTCTTTTCTCGCCTCATGATGTACCAGGTTTGTACGAAGCATTTTACGCAGATCAAGATAAGTTTAAAGAACTATATGAAAAATATGAACGTGCTACAAGTATCAAGAAGAAAAAGATTCCGGCAATGGAACTATTCTCAGACTTGATCAAGGAACGTGCAGAAACAGGACGCATTTATATTATGAATGTAGACCATGCTAATACACACAGCAGTTTCAAAGATACAGTTTACATGAGTAATTTGTGCCAAGAAATTACACTACCAACTAAGCCGCTGAATCATATTGACGACCCAGAAGGCGAGATTGCATTGTGTATTCTAAGTGCTATTAATGTTGGTACTATTAAAGATCTAGATGATCTAGATGAACTATGCGAACTAGCAGTAAGAGCATTAGAAGAAATTATTGACTATCAGCGTTATCCAATTAAGGCAGCAGAGATTAGTACAAAAGCTCGTCGTAGCTTAGGTGTAGGCTATATTGGTCTTGCACACTATCTTGCTAAGAACAAAGTGCAGTACAGCGACCCGCAAGCATGGAAACTAGTACATGATTTAACAGAAGCGTTCCAGTATTATTTGCTCAAAGCCAGCAACAAATTAGCGCAGGAGCGAGGTGCTTGTGAGTACTTTGACCGCACTAAATACAGTGATGGCATCCTTCCTATTGATACATACAAGAAAGATGTTGATGCTGTAGTAGCAAATGAGTTAAACTATGATTGGGATACTTTACGATCTGACATCAAAGAGCACGGGCTCAGGCACTCAACTCTGTCCGCACAAATGCCATCAGAGAGCAGTTCCGTTGTGTCGAACGCAACAAACGGTATCGAACCACCTAGAGGCTACTTGTCCGTTAAAAAGTCCAAGAAAGGGCCTCTTAAACAGATTGTTCCACAATATCAAAGTCTTAAACAATACTACACCTTGTTGTGGGACATGCCTAGCAACGAAGGTTATATCAACACAGTAGCAGTTATGCAGAAGTTTTTTGACCAAGCAATTAGCGGCAACTGGAGTTATAATCCAACTCAGTATCCAGACAACGAAGTTCCAATGAGTCAAATGATCAATGACTTGTTAACAACTTATAAATTAGGATGGAAAACAAGTTATTATCAAAACACTTACGATTACAAAACGGATCCAAGTGAACTAGAAGATGACAAGCCAGAAGCAGCACTAGCACCTAGTACGTTTGAATTAGGCGACGAAGATGAAATGTGTGATTCTTGTGCAATTTAAGTTGACAACAGGACCAGATCCTATTATAATATAAAGACAGTTACAGAGGAAGTATAATGGCAAAGACCGTATTTAATAAAGAAAAAGTAGACTTCACTAAAGAAACAATGTTCTTTGGTGCTGATCAAAACACACAGCGTTACGACACGTTTAAGTTTCCTGTGTTCGATAAACTTAACCAGACTATGCTTGGTTACTTTTGGCGTCCAGAGGAAGTAAGTCTACAAAAAGATAGAGCGGACTTTGCTAACTTCCGTCCAGAACAAAAACATATCTTTACAAGCAATTTAAAATATCAAACACTACTTGACAGTGTCCAAGGACGTGGTCCATGCCTAGCATTTTTGCCGCATGTATCACTTCCTGAACTCGAAGGATGTATTGTTACTTGGGACTTCTTTGAAACAATCCATTCACGTAGCTATACACATATTATGAAGAACGTGTACGCTGACCCGTCAGAAGTGTTTGACACTATCCTAGATGACGAAAAGATTATTGCTCGTGCTGAAAGTGTAACTAAACATTATGATGCATTTACTGAAGCGGCAGATGCATACACACATCGTAACGAAGGTAACATGTATGACGTTAAAAAGAAACTGTATCTTGCAATGCATACTGTAAATATTCTTGAAGGGTTGCGTTTCTATGTAAGTTTTGCATGTACATTTGGCTTTGGTGAATTGAAGCTGATGGAAGGCTCAGCTAAGATTATTAGTCTTATTGCTAGAGACGAAGCACAGCATCTAGCACTAAGCACACACATTCTTAAACTTTGGGCGCAAGGCAAAGACGATCCGGAAATGGCCAAGGTAGCAAAAGATTGTGAAGAAGAAGTTTATAATCTTTGGCGTGAATGTGTAGCAGAAGAAAAAGACTGGGCAGAGTACTTGTTTAAAGATGGATCAATGATCGGTTTGAATACTAAATTGCTGCATCAGTATGTAGAGTATATTGCTAATCGTCGACTAAAAGCATTAGGATTTGATGCAATCTTTGATGCACCAGTAAATACTAATCCATTGCCTTGGACACAACATTGGCTAAGTTCATCAGGATTGCAAGTTGCTCCACAGGAAACAGAAGTTGAATCATACATCATTGGCGGAATTAAGCAAGACGTTGACAAAGACAAACTAAAAGGGTTTTCGTTATGATACAAATTTGGGGGAAACCGGCTTGTCCGTATTGCGAACAAGCAAAACTATTTTGCGAACAGCGTGAATACATTTATGAATATCGTGAACTTGATGTTGACTTTACTCGTGAAGAAGTACTTGAACACTTTCCGGGCGCAAGAACATTTCCACAAATTGTAGTCAATGGTCAAAAAATTGGTGGATGGGATCAATTTAGAACATACGTAGAAGAAACTGGATATACAGGAACAGGATATACATTATGATTATCGAAACACCATATAAAGCCACTGATACGATTACAGTGCGTACTAGCGCAGGAGAAGAAATTGTTGCTCGTTTTGTTGAAGAAAATAATGAAACAATAACAGTTAATAAACCACTTGCATTACAGGCAACACAGCAAGGCATTGGGCTTGGCCCATTTGCGTTCACTGTTGATCCTGATAGTAAAATTAAGTTAAATAAAAATGCAATTTTGTTTGTTCATAAAACAGAAGAAAGTATGGCAAAGCAATACATAAGCAGTACAAGCGGAATACAAATGGTTTAGGAGTTAATATGCCAGCAGTAGCGTGGAAAGACGGAAAGAGTAAGGTAAGTTGTACTGATGGAGTAAAAGGATCTGCATGTGCCTTTGACTCTTTTGGAACTCCTATCAGATGGAACTGGAATGTAGATACTACTCAATCTAGCAACGAAGGCAGCAGTAATGTGTTTGCAAACAATATTGGTGTTGTCCGCAAAGGTGATAAAATGGCGTCTCATGCGCACGGAGATCCTTGTGTAGCAAGCGCAGTAAACCACACCCCGCCCTTGGATAAGTATTCTCCAAATGTATATGCAAATAACAAAGAGATAGGACGTATCGGAGATCATTACGATGGCGACGGAACATCTCAGACACATGCTATTTCTACAGGATCTCTTAACGTATTTGCTAATGGTGCTTGATGACAGAACTTCACGAAGAGATGCTTTCTCTTTTTCAAACATATATGAAAGAAACAGACGACTTTGAAAAGTTTGGCAAAAAGATTGCGGCTCAACGAGCACGTATGGCGTTACAAGACATGAGTAAACTGATAGTAGCTCGTAGAAAAGAATTACAACAACAAAAGTTAGATGGATGAACAACTCAAAGGATTATTTAGATCAGTTAGGGCATAAAGCAACAACATATTTTAAAGCAAGAGAAGCTGCAATTGACTATATTAAAAAACAAAATATAAACGAAACCCTAGCAGTAGATTTGATTGTTATTAGTCAAATTTGGACAGCTAATTTTTATAACGAAACAATTAGAGAAAAAGAACTAGCTTTAAGATTAAATATACCCGAAAACGGAATTGTTAAAAATGAAGAATTGTTATTAACAGATGAAATGAAAGATCTAAGATTGGTCGAAGTATTTGAAAGGTATATTAATAATGCTACATAGAAGATTTGGCATTAGTGAATTATTTGTAT